CGTAGAGCTACTCTTTCCCGGCAGGGCGAAGTCTGACCTCTTCAGGCTCCGGCGCTTGTCCGCCGTCAGCTTCGGGCTCTTCCTGGCCACCGTCGGCCACCTCCTGTGTCGGCAGGTCGTCGCCCAGCAGGGAGGCGACCACGTTCATGCGCTGCAGGTCCTGCAGCTCCTCATCGGAGACCTCGATCACCCGGTCGGGCTGCATCGTGGTGGTGATCCGGTGCTCGGTCATGTGAAATCCCCTCGGTCCAGCGGCCAGCGCATCGACGCCAGTTCCGGGTGCTGCTTGATCGATATGCAGTCGTGCTCGGGGAACTGGCCGCCCAGCTCCACCACCTTCGCCACGCCCTGGAACAGGAACTCCAGCTCGGCCGGGTCGTCGTGAACCAGGATCAGACCGCCGTAGGACAGCGGTTCGTTCGACACTGCCCCCACCATCGCGTACCTGCGGTTCATGATGGCAGCTCCAACCAGTACATCTGCAGATCGAATTGGTAGACCGCCCAGTACGCACGGTCCCCGTACAGCGGACGCGGTTCCTGTAGCGCGTGCGCCTGCTGGACCCGAGCGGGCGGGTATCCGCTGGGCAGTATCAGCTTGGCGTTGAAGTTCGAGGTATCCTGGCAGGCGGCGACAATGTTCTCGGCCAGACCGTTCGCTATGGCCCATTGGGGCTTGCGGGAGGCAGTCAAGGCCGGGAACCCATAGCACTTGATCGACAGTACCGGCTCGCGCTCGGGTACGTACATGTTCGGGCTGCCGCCGACCGTCGCCCAGGTTACGAAACCGGAGGTGACCAGGCTGGCGTTCTGCTCGACCTTCTCCGGCACCTGGCGTCCGTTCATGCCGGAGTTGAGACCGGGCAGGCTGGACAGCCACAGCCCGGTCACCAGGTCGGTGTTGGCGCGGTAGGTGTACGTCATGTCACGCCATGATCGCAGACAGGTCGCGGACGCGGTACAGCGCCGGACGCAGGAACGGCTGTTCGGGACTGTTGCCCTGCCGGATGTGGCCGCGCACCTGGTGACCCTGGCGCATGTACGGCCTGACGTACTCCTCGCCATGGAACCCCAGCTCGACCGCCGCGCAGTACGGCAGGTGGGAGGAGACGCGGGCGACGCCCAGCGACACGTTCAGAGCGACCAGCGACTCCTTGAGTGCGCCGGTATCCACCGGGCAGATCTGTTGTGCGTCCGCGCGCACGGCGACAGCGGTACGGATCACAACCTCGTTGACCCTGGGTAGGACGTGGTCCTCGTACCAGCCGTCGTTGATCTGCAGTTCAGTGGCCACCGAACACACCCTCCTCTACGTCGGGTCGTTACACCACCCCCTACCGGGTCTACCCCGGCTGCAGGGGACGGCGCTGGTGCTTGCTTGTGGGACGAGCGCCGGGCTACTTGCTCGGGACCCGGTAGCGGCTGCCGTCGCGGTCGACGAACGGGCCGTTCGGGTGCGCTTCCTTGGTCGGCTGGTGGTGCGCCTCCTGGGCCGCGCCGATCGCGCCCTGGCCGCGAAGGAGCTTCGCGGTCTGGCCGGGCGAGACGCCGTTGGAGGCGTTGCCCGCAGGCCGGTCCGCGTTCAGCGGGTCGCGGCTCCCCAGGTCCGGAATGTTGGCCATGGTGCTTCGCCTCCGAAGATAAGCTTATGTTGGACCAAGTATACAGTTGGAACCGGGTCCGTGTCAGTTGACGTACTGCAGGTCCAGCCTCAGATCCGGCGTGTGTACCGGACTGTTGAGCACAGATACCGACGAGATGGAGTAGATCTTGCCTGAGGTCTCGTCCTTCAGCAGGTCCGTGTCGAGCACGTCGGTACCGGCCGGGAGGCGGCAGATGGTGTACCGGTACACCCGGGGGTCCTGGGTCTGGGAGTCGATCCCGTTGCGGTTGCGCTCCATGACGGAGGCGGGTATGCCGGTGTGGACCGGGGTGAGGCTGTCGACGGTGTCACCGGCGGGGGTGGTGTGGGTGCCTCGCAGGATGCTGACTGTGGTGGTGGGGAAGGCTTGCATCAGCCTGACGGGCCTCCAAACTGGGACAGGTGGGTCTCCATCCACGGACCGGTGTTGTTCGGTACGTACCCGACCCAGGTCAACATGCGGCGCTTGTGCATGTGCTCCCGGGCCATGAGCCGGTGGTGTCCGTCGACGATGATCAACTGCGGGCTGGCGCCGATCCGGATGGCGACCGCTGGCGCGGCGGTCCCGTCCTGCCACTTGCTGACCTCGCGCTCCACCTGCTTAGGCTCGGATGCTGCCGCCCAGTCCGACCGGTCGGAGGTGTCGAACTCGTCCAGGTCGATCTTGGCGGCCGGGTCCCAGCGTACGGTCTTGACCCAGGCGATGGCGTCCGGCGGGAACCGCCGGGACAGCTGCTTGTACACCTGCTCGCGGGCAGCGATGCTGTCGGCGGATTTGCTCATTACGGCGTCGAGCTTCCTCGATAGCCGAAGTTGTACATGTCGACCCAGCGCTCGTACAGGTCGTTGGCCTCGGCATCCGGGTCCGACGAGATCGGGGTCTGGTCGTCGATGAACGGCGTACGGACCCGCAGCGACCGGGACTTCTGCCAGGACAGCTGCTTCAACGACCGCAGCGCCAGCGGGGCCAGCATCAGGGACCGCTCGGTGCCCTGGTCGTCCATCGTGGTCGACAGGCCGTCCTGCGACAGCTGCTTCACGTTGTTCCGGTACAGCAGGCCCGGCTGCCCCACCTGCCACACCGCCTGGTACGCCAGGCCGTAGCGCAGATACATCAGGTCGAACGGCTGCATGTTGAAACCGGACGACTCGGGGGTGTAGTTGCTGAACATGTTCAGCACCTGCTGGGCGTTCTGGATCTGCAGCGGGGTGAGGGTGACCCCGGTCACGTTGTTCACCCAGTTGACCGGGTTCACTGCGTTCACGTTGCCGCGCCCGCCGATCAGATCCTCGTCCAGCGTGATGTCGCACCAGGTCAGGAACACCGAGTTGTCGTACGCGTCGACCGTTACGATCTCGGAGGTCTGGACCGCAGAACCGGCGTAGGTGGCATTCCAGATCGCCACGTAGTCGCCGGTCGCCTGACTGGTGGACACTGCCCACTGGAAGGTGTACAGTCCGGTAGCCTGGTGCACCACCCCCGCCGACGTGGGGCCGAGCACGTTGCTGCCGTTGGCCACCTGATTGACGGTTATGGTCAGGCCGATAACGTCGGCAGGGGGACCTCCCGGGTAGGCGTCCCACTGCACAACCAGATCGGCTGTCTGACCTTGATTGACGCTTATGGTCACCTACACCACCCCCTCCCGCCTAAGCAGTCCGGGTGAACGTCAACCGGTCTGCCACACCCACGTAGTTGCTGGACGCTGCGTTCTTGGTCGCCATCAGCAGACTGACCGTGTGAACCCCGGACGTGCTGACCGCCACGCCGGTAAGCTTAGCACGCTGCGGGGTCAGGCTGGCAGCGTAGCCGTCGACCGTGCCGACCGACACCCCGTCGATCTGGATCGTGTAGATGCCCCGGTTCTGAAAAGGCAGGTGCAGAAGCTCGACCGTGTAGGTACCGGCCGCGCAGGCCAGATCGTACGAGATCTTGTCGTTCTGGGCACCGTCGGAGATGTTGACCCATCCGACGAAGTTGCCGGTGTCAGCGTTCGACAGGTAGGTCGGCGTCCAAGTACCTACCGTGGCGACCTGGGTCGAGGCCGGTCCGTCTGCCCGCACCTCGAACTGTCGCGGGTAGGGGGTGGTGTTGCTGCCCGCCGGTGGCTGCCAGGACCCGTTGCCCTGGCTGTCCGAGGTCCAGACGTCGCCCGCAGCCGCCCCCGCCGCCACTTGGAGCGGCGGGCTGCCGCTGAGTACCAGCGGGCCGGACATGATGTCGCCTACCTTGGCGACCCTGGACAGGTCCGCCGTCTGGCCGTACCCGGTGGCGGACATCCGCGATCAGCCCTCCGTGGCCTCTTCCGGCGCCTGTCCCACGGGCTCCGGGTCCTCAGGGCCGGGCGTCTCTTCCGGGTCCTCCGAGACCGCACCGGAGCCCGTCTCGGGGTACACCGGCAGCGGCTCGGTCATCAGGTCGTGGCCGCCCATCATCGTGGACGGGGTGACCGTCGAGCCGGGGTCCTCGTCCGCCACCGCTGGAACCACCTGTACCCGGTAGGTCAGGTTGGTGTGGTTCGGGTCGAACGGGTGCGGCTCCTCGGACTCCAGCTCTGGGGCTGACTTCGGATGCAGGCCCTGCTGGAGAGCTGCCTGCAGCACCCCCACGGCGTTGTCCTGGTGGATTTGGTGATCTTCCGGCAGGCCGGTGGTGTGGGCGCGGTTGTGGACTGTGAACACCTTGCGGAACCAGTTGCCCTCGGTGTCGGGCTCGGTCCGCTGCGCCACCTCGGCCTCCGGGTTGCCGTCCAGAGACGGGAACTGTCCCCCGGTGTAGTCGGGCATCTGGTCGCTCCTTCGGCGGTATACCGGAGCCGGTCCCGGCAGGGACCGGCTGGGCGGACGGCGTTCCGCCTGAGACGCCGTCCGCCGTCTGTGGCGGGACGCGGGTGGCCGTCAGGCCGCGCGTCACAGGTTGATGTTGCCCGAGTTGTCCTCGTGGACCGCGAACGCCGCCTCGTGGCCGACCGCGAACGCGCGCCGGGCGCGCATCTTCAGGATCGACTCGTCGGTCAGCGCCGACAGGCCGTTCCGGCCGTCGATGAACACCGACTCCGGACCCGACCGGCGGCCGATGATCATGTAGTTGCGGTTGGCCCAGATCAGCAGCGGGTTGCCGGTCGGGGTCGGGGTGGCCGTCGCCGAGGTCATCGCGCCGAGAGACCAGTGGATCGGGATACCGAAGATCGTGTCCGGAGACGCGGCCATGCCGCCGCCGGGGAAGCCCGCCGTCGACTCCTGGAAGATCGGGCGGTTGTTCGTGTCCTTGATGTTCCGCAGCAGGTTGCGGTACGCCGGGTGGGCGAGGCAGACCATCTCGGAGATGTCGAAGTAGTTGCCGCGCTCGACGTTGCCCAGCGAGTTGGAGAGGGTGGCGTAGGTGGTGCCCGCGCTGCCGGTCTGGGTCAGGTTGGCATTGGCGGTGTATCCGGTGTTCGAGTTCGTCTGGGTCAGGCTGTAGTACACCGACGCGAACGGAACGCCTGTACCGACAGCGGCCGACGTCGCCAGGCAGGCGTTGTCGAACATCTTGCCGTAGGAGGTAGCCCAGTCCTTCTGCTTGGTCGCGATGACGTCGGCGATCGCGTCGTCGATGTCCTCTTCCGCGATCCGGACCGCCTGGCCGAACTTCTGCGCCGACAGGATCACCGAGTCGTTGACCGACTGGTCCTCGGAGTAGGTGCCGCCCTTGGCGACCAGCGCCACGCCGACACCGGCGGACCGGGGAACCGACCGGGTCTCGGAGTTCATGGGGACCGGAGATCCCAGCGCCTCGACGCCGGAGATCTGGTTCACGCGCATGATCACCTGGGAGTCGAACTCCTCGGGGATCCACGCTTCCATCGTGTCTCGGGCACCGCCCGCGACGGCGTAGACCGGCCTGTCGCCGATGTAGCCGATGATCGTCTTGGGGGCGATACCAGGACCGCCCGGCAGACGGTTAGCAGAGAACATCTGCTTGTCTCCTGGGTTTGGGTGAGTCGTTGCTGGTTGATTTAGACCAATCCAGGTCCGTACCCACCCGCACCCGCGAGCTGAGACTATGTTACCACGTCAGGACGTCAAGAGCTATACGCGGTTGCCGAGCGCCAGTGCGGCGATACGCTCGGCTGAGGACTGCGGACGCTCCTCGATGTCTTGGCGACCGGCTGGCGTGACCTTCGGAGCCGGGGCCCGCTTGCGCACCGGCTTGGGCGGCTCCGGCGGAGCGAACAGCTGCGGCAGCTCCTGCTTCAGCTGTTCGATCTGGTCGTCGAGACCCTCGGCAACCTCGCCGTCGTCGTCGATCTGGACCTCCTCCAGATTCAGCAGCGCCACCAGCCGGGAGACGTTGCCCGCTGCACCGGCGTCCTTCAGAGCCGCACGAGCCGCCGCCTTCACCACCTTGTCCTGGTACTTGGCGGCTGTACGCTCCTCGGCCTCCTTCGCCGCCTGCGCGGTCAGCTGCCGCACCTGGGCCTTAGTCAGCACGCTGTCCGGGAGCATCGGGGCAGGCGGCGTTACACCACCCCTGCCCCCCTTCTTACCCTTGCCCGCCGGTGTCGGCTGCTGGCCGTCCAGTAGGGCCTTGCGCTCGGCCTCGGCCTCCCGCTCGGCCTCCCGCTTCTGCAGCTCCGCGATGGCCTTCTCCTTCTCGGCCAGCGCCAGACGGCGCTCCTTGGCCGACGCGTTGGCTTTCGACAGGGCGCTCTGGACCTTCAGCCACTCGGCCTTCGAGGGAGGGGCCCACTTGCCGTCCTGGCCGCCCTCCTCGTCGTCCTCCTCGTCGTCGTCGGGCTCGTCCTCCGCGTCGTCGGGCTCATCGGCCTCGATCTCGAACTCGTCGGAGGCTGCTCCGATCACGGGGTAGACGGGACGTCCGTCCCTGAGGTGGCCGATCGGTTGACCGGGCGGGGGAAGCAGGCGGATACGGCTCATGTGCGAACTCCCAACGGGGGCGACAGCTGTCTGCATCTGCAAACTGTAGCCAGTTTAACATCGGCTACGGACGGTGTGCAGTGCGCCTCTTCGACGGATGTACCCGGTTGTCGAACTTGCCCTTGTTGACCGCCGCGCGGGACTTGGCCTCGACCGACTTCGGAAGACCTGCGCCCTTGGCCAGCAGACGGGCCGCAGCATCGAGTCGTGAAATATTGGATTCGCTGGGTAGCGACCATCCGTACAGGATCGACCGCTTGGCCTCGCGCCGCAGAGCGGCGGGCAGGTCCACGTTGGCCCCGACCCCCGGCCGGTTGTACAGCGAGGTCTCCTCGGGGCCGCCCGCCGGTACCGCCGGGCCGTACCAGATCTCCGGGTGGCAGCGGCAATATCGGTGACGCGGCGGACGCATCAGCGGCATACCGGGCGGGTAGATATCCGGTGCCGACCCCGGCTTTCCGAAAGTGGCCGTCTCGTCAAATCCTTCGCCCTCGGCCGGGTTGACCGTGTGTCCAGACAGCGCCAGACAGACTACACAGGCGTCCGGCTCCGCCACCCACAGCAGCAGGGCGCCGCGCTGGGCGGCGATGTAGGAGATCGAGGACGAGTTGGCCCGGTTGACCACCCAGGAGGTTCGCCCCTCCAGGTTCGAGGCCGCCTGGCTGGCCTTGCCCACCGCCCGCACGGCGTCGTCCCAGCCGGTGATGGGCAGCTGCTGCGCAAACTGCTGCGCCGCGTCCACAGCGTCGGAGATCGCGGCCGGGGCAGCCTCGACCGCGTCCTGTACGGCCTTGTCCACCGGTACCTCTGCCTCCGACACCGGGTCCGGCAGGTGCCGGTTGGCGTACACCACCCCCGCCCGTCGGGCGTCGTCCGTGGCGGCGGTCAGCGCCGGTACCGGGTCGTACTGTCGAATCTGCTCCAGCTCGACAGTCAATACGCTGACGAGCTGCTGTGCCTGGGCGGGGGTGGTGGAACGGTCCAGTCCCCCGAACATCAGCACATACCTGCTGGCCAGAAGCCGGAGAGTGTCGGACAGCTGCCTGCGCAGGGGTCCGGACACGGCCTCGACCGCATGTTTCTCCAGCACCAACATGGCTGCGACGGCGGCGGCGTTCTCCACCGTCACCGTTGACACAGCCTGTTGCTCGGCCGGGGTGTTACCGGCGCTGTTGGTCGGTTCCGTCACTGCGCCGGATCCGGTCGGCCAGCCGCTGGGCAGCGGTTCTCTTCGGACGGGCCGGTGGGTCCTTGACCCACTGGACATCCCCGGGCTTCCAAGTCATCTTGTCGGCGGTTCGTTCGTCAGTCGGCGTCTTGGGTGTCTTCACTACACACCTCCTTATCTAAGAAAATTGTATCATACCCATTGACTTTGTGTCACGCTATAAACTACTTGCGGATCAGGTCCACCTGCCGCTGGGTCCGGCCGTTCTGTAGCGTGACGATCCGGTCGGCGGCGATGTGGAACCGGGTGCCGCGCGGTGTCAGGATCTCCCGCTCGGAATCGCCGAAGCTGCTGGTGTCGGACAGCTTCATCACCTTGGACCCCTGGGGATGCAGGATGCGGACCAGCGTGTTGGTGTTGCTACCGGCCATGCCGCCGCCGAATCCGCCGCCGACCGCCGCGTGAGTAGCGGTACTGGTGTATCCGTGGTCGACGAACTCGCCCCCGACCTTCTCCCCCACCTTGCCGAACAGCTTGTCCGCTTCCCGGGTCCCCCGGTAGGTCACCAGGTCGTGCTCCAGAGCGGGTTGCTTCCTGAACGCCGAGTCCAGGTTGGCGGTGTGCTTCTCGGCGTACGCCTTGTCGGTTGCGGACAGCTTTCCGGGGTTGCGGTGGTGCGCGTTGATCGTCCCGTATCCGCTGCTGGAGTACGCCCCGATCGACGACTTCTCGGCCGCCGTCAGCTTGGCCTCGGACGCCCTCGGAAGCGCCGTGTACAGCTGCTGGGAGTGCCGCCGGGAGTTGCTCTCGGTGAACGAGGTAAACATCTGGTGTGCGCTGGCCTGGGGTATCCGGTCGGCCAGCTTGTCCGTGTGCTCCTCCTTCACTCCCGCCGGGATCACCTTGCTCGGGTGGTCGGCCGCGAACCGGTGGTATCCCTGCATCATGGTGTGGTAGTCGCGGGCCTTGTACTGGTCGGACCCGGAGTGCGACGTGCTGCCGAGCTTCGACAGCACCGCCGCGTGAGCCTGATACGCCTTCTGGTGATTGACGTACGACGGGCTGGCGTTGGCGGCGTGGGTAGCAGCGTCCGCCTTGTCCGCCAGGTCCTCCGTGCTGCCCTCCGCGTGCTTGTTCTCCACCAGGGCCGGGACGGTGTGAGTCACCTTCGGAGCCTTGGCCTTGGGCGCAGCTGCCTTCTTCACCGCCGGGGCGCTGGGTACCACCTTGCCGTGCTGCTCGGCGTGGGCGCCCTTGATCGCCGCCGCGATCTTGTCGGCCGAGGACGACGCCGCCGTTTTCTTGGCGGCGGGCGCTCCCTTGCCCGGGTTGACCGTACCGCCGAGCTTCTGGATCTGCTTGGCGTGCAGCTCCATGTTGCCCCTGTGGCCTTTTTTGATCCCGTAGCTGGTGGCCAGGCCCATCGCTTTGTTGTGGGCGTCGTAGGCCGCCTGGTGGGCCGCTACGGTATTCTCCTGCATCGCCTTCGACCCTGCGGCGTTGGCAGCCTTGCGAGCCTTCATATAGGCCTCTGCCTTGTCCGTCGGAGACATGTCGTGCGGGTTCAGGGCCTCTTCGGTGTGGGGGGTGTGCGCGTTCACCGGGTCGGCCGCCACCGCCTGCTTCTTCTTCTCGTTGTAGGCGGCCATGCGGATCTTGGTACGGAAGGCGTCGGCCGGGTCCTTCTCGCCCTTCACCGGTGCCGGACGCTTCATGTCCTTCTTCAGGACGTGCGCGGCGGTCGAGCGCGACTCGGCCGCCCGGGAGATGGTCGACCCGGACTTGCCGGTCTTGGACGTCATCTTCGGCGCGTCCATCTTGCCCGGACCGAGCGCACCCCGGATCGAAGCGGCGATCTGGTCGGCGGACGATACACCACCCCCGCCCGATCCGTGTTCAGCGTTCCAGGCGTGGAAGGGCGCGGCGGTTTTCTTGGCCGGTGCGGGAGCGTGCATGGCGTCGCGGGCTGCGGCAGCGGTCTTGGGGGCGGCGGCTGCCGTCTTTTTGGCCGCCGTCTTCTTCGGAGACGCCAGGCCCATGCCGGGGACGTGCGGGACCTGAGGAGCAGCCGCTTTCTTGGACGACACCGCAGGCAGTCCGTGCACCGCCCGGATGTGATTCAACGCACCCTGGTGGGTAAGGGCGGTGTGGGACTGCAGGTTCCCGTTGACCTTGGTTACGGCCTTGTACAGGTTACCCTGCTTCTCGATGTTCCCCAGGTGCTTGCCGCCCGAGGTCACCTTGGACCGACCGCCACCTACGTCGGCCACGCGCACACCGGCGCTGCGGTGTTCGGCGTCCCACTTGGCCCAGCTCACTTGCTCCCCTCCTGCTTCCGCTTAGGCACGCTCGCCTGACCAGCCAGCTTCTGGGCACTGGTAGGACGATCTTTCCACACCAGGTCGCCCGGTGTCCAGGTGAACCGCTTGGACTTCTTCGAATCCGCCACGTCCGTCATCCTCCGTGCTCCAGGTCGATCTGACGTTGTAGGGTGCCGTCGTGCAGCCTGACCATACGGTCTGCCTTGACGCGGTAGGAAGACCCCCGAGGCATCATGATCTCGCGCTCGGACCGTCCGAACCCGCCCGCACCGGCCGGATTCAACACTCGCGTACCGGCCTTGGTGGTGACCCGCAGCAACGCCCCGCCCTGATGCTGTGCCCCGAACGACCGTGCGATCTCCGGGTTGGTGGTGGTACTGGAGAATCCGTGGTCGACAAACTCGCTACCCACCCTCTCCCCCACCTTGCCGAACAGCTGCTCCACGTGGGACACGCCCCGGTACGAGGTCAGGTCGCTGGACAGCGGAGCCTGCTTGGCGAAAGCCTCGTCCAGCCGGTCGATATGCCCCTGGGCCTGCGCTGCCACGCTGGGGTCGGAACTGGGCCCGCTGCGCAGGTGGCTGTTGATGGTGGCGTCCGACCCTTTGGTGTACGCCCTGACAGAGTCCAGGTGCTCCGGACCCACCCCCGTCTTGCGCACCTCCGGTATGGAGTTGTACGCAGCCTCAGACGCTGCCCGGCTTCTCGTGTCCAGAAACTGCCCGGCAGCCGCGTTCGGGTCCACCCGGTCCCCGTGCTCCTCCACCACCCCCGCCTTCGGACGGTTCGGGTGGTTGGCGTAGTAGTGGTACGTACGCATGGCGTTGTGGTACGTAACCGCGCCCGGGTTCTTGCTGCTGACCTTGCCGGACCCCAGCTTGCCCGCCGCGTAGCTGTGGGCGGCCATCGCCGCCTTGTGGTTCTCGTCGGTCGGGTCGGCCTCAGCCTTCCGGGTCGCCTCGTCCGCTGCCTTGGACGCACGTCCGTACTCGTCGTCCTTGTACAAGGTCGGCTCTGCCTCGGTTTTGACGGTCTTGGGCGCGCGCGCCGTCTTCTTAGCTGGTGCGGGGACGTCCTTCCCGTGCTGCGCCCCGTGGACCCCCCGTATCTGGTCAGCGATTTTCTTGGACGAGTCAGATGCAGGGTTGGACCGGGCCTCGGTGCGCGGGGTGTGCTTGTCGACCGGGTCCTGCGACACGGCGGCGGCTTTCTTGCGGTTGTACTCGGCCATCCGTATCTTGGTCCGGAACGAATCCGCCTGGTCCTTCTCACCCTTGACCGGGGCAGGGCGCTTCATGTCGCTCTTCTGGACGTGGGAGACGGCCGACCGTGCCGACTCGGCCCGGGAGATCGTGGACCCGCTGCGACCTCGGACTGTCCTGACCTTGGGCTCGTCGGTCTTGCCCGCTCCGAGCGCACCTCGGATCTGGGCCGCGATCTTGTCGGCCGAGGACACGCCGGTACCGCCATGCCCGTGCTCGGCATCCCACTTGGCCCAGTTCACTCACACCACCCCTACTTGACCTTCTTCTTGACCTCCGGCGCCGCCGGAGCCGGGTTGACCTTGCGTACCGCTCCCAGCGCGTGGAAGGCTATCTTGCCGTCGTCGTGCTGCACCTTCACCACCCCCGCCGCCGTACCGATCACGCTGCCGTTAGACCCCGACTGGTCGACCACGCGGTCGTCCTTCTGCGGGGCCTTCGCAGCCAGCTGCTTGGCGGCACGGCGGTACTCGGCGGGTGTCTTTTTCTTGGACATCAGGCGGTCTGTCCTCTCGGTCTAGCGGCGCGGCATCGGGGGCGGGGTCTTGCCGTACCCCAGGGACTTGGTGGTGCGCTGGCCGGGGGCCACGTTGACGTCCTCCGGCGTCGATCCCGGCATGTCGGACTTGGCCCGGGGCCGACCTAGCGCGGCCGACATGCCCGGGTCCATGCCTTTCTTGGTGGAGGAGGTGGTCTCGGTGCCCCTGGCGCTGGCGTGGGTGACCTGGCCCGTCTGCCCGCAGCCGTGCAGCAGATCGGCGTCGTTCGCCGCTCCCTTGGCGTATCCGCTCGAATAGGCCATCAGGCTGTCCCTTCGTCGTATTCGGTAGATTTCTCGTCAGGCAGGTTCAGCAGGTTCATGATGATCGAGTTGACCTGCTTGGAATCCATCGCTCCGAGACTGGCGGCGGTGGCCAGCTGCTGTGCGGCACCAGCCACCTTGACCAGCAGATCCACCCGCTGGTCAAGGTCGTCCCCGCCGTACGGCAGCCACTCCTCGACCTGCTCCTCCTCGTACCCCGCCTCCTGGAGGATCTGGCGGCCGGGCACGCCCAGGTCTTTCTTGACCCTCATCATCTGCCAGCCTGCCGCGTCGTCGATGGTGGCGCTGGGCGTCCAGCGCACCACCACGTTCGGGTTGAAGATACGCCCGGTGCCGGAGTCGTCCTCCCAGGTAGCGATCTTCAGCGCGAACTGCATCGACTCGGTCCAGCCGCGCCCGTAGGTGACCTGTCGGCGGCGCACCTTCTTCAGCAGCGGGACCTCGGCCGCGCGGATCGACTCGCCCGACGGGGGCAGGCGGGAGTAGGTCTGCGGGTCGAAATAGTGCAGCGGGGTGCTGGTGACCTGCGCCATCATCCGGACGTAGACCTCCAGCGGCGACAGGAACACCTGGGGGTCCGGCGGCTCGAACTGCCCCGCCTGCCGCACGCCGTTCAGCCACCACACCTCGCCCGGTCCCGCGCGCAGCGTGGAGTCGTGGCCGGTGTCCTCAAATCGGTTGATGTCGTCGGAGGTGTCGAAGTCGGCCAGCTCGTCCGATCCCTTGTCCGGATTGGCGAGCAGGTACCGCTGGGGGAAGCCGTAGTAGTCGATCGTCGCGGCGTGCGTGATGATCAGCTTGTTGATGGCATCCTGCGGGCCGTACGCCGCCCGGTGCTCCGGGTCGCCATAGGGGGTGCCGGTGCGGAAGTGGAACACCGGTATTTCGCCGAACGGGTTGGGGCAGGGCCACTCCTCGTCGTCGTCGTCCCGGAACTGGATCCAGTCGCGACGCTGGTTGCCTTTGGAGTTGGCTACTGTGATGTACTTCTCAATCCGGTCCGGGTAGTACAGGTTGACCCGGGTGGGGGGCTTCGACTTCATCCCCAGCTGGGCCGGAAGCGTCCACTTCTTGATGGCGTATTTCTTGCGGGTCGGGTTCTCAATGTCGTACACGACCCGCGTGGTCTTCGGCGAGTTGTAGAACATGTCCACCGGCTGGTAGTCCAGGTCGTCCTCGGCCTGGTCCTCCTCCAGCGCCGTGCCCGATCGGTCGTCCTCGTCCTGGTCGGGCGACGGCCAGACGATCAGGTATGCGTCCCCGAACTCCCCCGCCCGGCGGTGGATGTTGGTGGACTCCAGTTCCATCAGATTCCGCTCCCAGATCCGCTGCAGGATCTGGTCGGCCTGTTCGTCGTCCGCCACCTGGATGGCGTTGATCTCCAGGCGGTCGGCCATGACGTCAACCGGGGTCTTGGCCAGGTTGAACCGGAAAGTGATGCCGGTGCGCTCCAGAGCACGTCGCAGGCGGATGCTGGCGAAGAACTCCGGGTTGGTGGCCTCGTAGTACATCTCTGCCCGGTGGTAGTCCGGCAGAGAGTTAGCCAGCGTCTGCAGGCCCTCCATCAGGTCTTGGCTGGCGGCCAGCGTCGCCTCAACGGGGTTAGCCACCAACGACCTCCGAGTCTGTTCAAGCAAGTTGGATCTATTGAACCATTCGAGGCACGCTGTCGGCCACGTCCGTGCGGACGCAGGCGGGGGTGGTGTGCTTGCCAACTAGACAATACTATGCTAGGATGGACCCTACACCACCCCCGTCCGAGGAGGCACCGAACGTGGCCAAGCACAGCAACACCTGGACCGAATCGGAGAAGCGCGACGGGCGTACCTATCACCGGGGCGCCTGCGAGTGCGGATGGCGCAGCGTCTGGCAGAACACCCAGTCGGCTGCCTCGTCCGAGGCCACCTACCACAACGTGGGCCGTACCGGCTCCAACTGAGGAGTAACCGAAATGAGTGACGACTACGAGAAGGTGTCCGGCCGCGACCTGTCTACCGGCTGGCTGGCCGACATCCACGCGGTCGACAAGGAGGGCGCGCGTCTGAAGCCGGTGACGATGTGGCTGGTTGCCGTCACCGTCGTGCGGGAGGCCCTGGGTTTCGCGATGTACAGCTCGCTGGAGCCCCAGTGGCGCAGTCTGATTAAGCCGGACCACACCGCAGACCGTGTCCCCGGCCAGTGGCTGATCCCGCTGGACGTGAAGGCGCTGTCGGAGCTGGCGCTGGACGGCGTCCGCTGGGACCGGGAGGTCAGCATCTACGAAGACCGGTACCTGGTTC